AGATTAAAAGGATATGTTAATGGTGTTCAAAAAACTTTTGATGCTTATCCAGCAGAAGATATGGACACAATGTATAATAAAAGTGGTAGATCACAATATATAGGTTGGAGGGGTTATACGACAGGTTATCTAGATGATTATTTAGCAGAAGTATATTGGATTGATGGAACTCAATATGCTGCCAGCGATTTCGGTGAATACGATGAAGACAGCCCACGAATTTGGAAGCCCAAGGATTCCAGCGGACTCACGTTCGGTACGAACGGGTACTATCTTGACTTTGAAGACAGTTCAGCATTAGGGAATGATGCCGCTGGGTCTAATAATTTAACTGTAACTAATTTAGCTGCAGTTGATCAGTGCGTGGATACCCCAACGAACTCATTTGCCGTATTAAATCCTTTAAGTAATTATTATTATAGCTCTGCATTTTCAGAAGGAAATACAAAACTTACTTCTCATGCTTCTAATTATGGTTGGAGTACAAGTACATTTGCAGTTTCAAAAGGTAAATGGTATGTTGAAGTAAAAGATGTTTCAGGTGCAAGTCATACTCTTGGGATCGTTGATCGAGCTCCAACTGCTAATCAACAAGATTTATCTGCTCAATCCTTTTCTTCACAATATGGAGTAAATGGTAAAGCATACATTAATGGTAGTGAAGACTCATCATATGATACTTTTGCCAATGATGATATACTTGGAATTGCTTTAGATTTAGATAATAATAGACTTTACTATTCAAAAAATGGAACTTGGCAAGGAAGTAGTGATCCAGCTAATGGTACTAATCCTTTAACTATTACTACTGCTTCTTCAACACAAAATGGAGTTTATTTTATAGCTGTAGGAGACAGTGGCACTAGCGGTAATCCTGTTAGTGATGTAAATTTTGGTAACCCACCATTTACTATTTCATCAAGTAATGCTGATGGTAATGGTTATGGAAGTTTTGAATACGCACCACCATCAGGATTTCTTGCATTATGTACGAAAAATTTGGCAGAGGAAGGTTAGGAATTAATTATGGCTTATACAACAATAGACAATCCAGAACTTTACTTCCAGTGCAAAATTTGGACCGGAACAGGAAGTTCTAATGCTTTAACTTTAGATGGTGATGAAAATATGCAACCTGATTTTGTCTGGGTAAAAAGAAGAAATTCTGCTGGTGGTCATATGCTGACAGATGTTATTAGAGGAGTAACTAAAACTATAATAACAAATGAAACTGGTGCTGAACAAACATTTACAAATGGTTTAACTGCTTTTGGCTCTGATGGATTTACAGTTGGTAGTGAAAGTGGTTTTAATAATTCAAGTGATACTTTTGTTGCATGGAATTGGAAAGCTGGAACAGCATGGTCTAATGATGCTAGTGCTACAAGTGTTGGAAGTCTTGATAGTTCAGGAACTAAAAATGCCACAGCGGGCTTTTCAATTATTTCATTTACGGGAACGGAAAGTGGAACTCCAAGTATAGCACACTCATTATCATCAACACCAGAATTTATTATTTCAAAAGCACTAGAAGTAACAGATAATTGGATGGTGTTTCATGGCTCTTTTTCTGCACAAGATTATATAATATTAAATACTTATGGAAATACAGCATCAGCATCTTCAGTATGGAACTCTTTACCATCATCTACTGTTATTAATATGGGGGATAATGCTGGGGTTAATGATGATGGAGATATGATTATGTACGCATGGCATGGTGTTCAAGGATTTTCAAAATTTGGAACATACAGAGGAAATGGAAATGTTGATGGTCCATTTGTTTACTTAGGTTTTCGTCCAGCTTGGGTGTTATTTAAACGTACTGCAGGATCTGCTGCTAACTGGCAACTTTGGGATAACAAAAGAAATTCTGCAAATGCTGTTAATAGATCCTTACTGCCTGATGATTCTGCGGCAGAACAAACAGATCAAAATATAGATTTTTTATCAAATGGTTTTAAAATTAGAAGTTCAGCAGGACACTTAAACGCAGATGGTGTTACTTTTATTTATGCAGCTTTCGCAGAAGCACCATTTGTAAATTCAAAAGGAGTACCAGCTAACGCGAGATAATTATGCTACAGAAAATTAACATACAACCAGGATTTAACAAACAAGTTACAGCAACGGGTGGCGAGGGCCAATGGGTTAGCGGTGATTATGTAAGATTTAGATATGGCTCACCTGAAAAAATAGGTGGTTGGGCTCAGTTAGGAGATATAACTTTAACTGGAAGAAATACAGCTTTACACCAATTTATTAGTTCAGATGGTATTAAATATGCAGCTTTAGGCACAAATAGAATGCTTTATGTATATTCAGGAGGTGCTTTTTACGATATAACTCCTCTTAAAAGTACAACAACATTAACTAATGCATTTACAACAAGCAACGGATCTACAAGCGTCACGATTACGTTTGCATCTGCTCATGGAATTTCTAAAGGCGATATTATTCTTTGCGATAATTTTACTGCTATTACCGATTCTAATTTTAGTTCTAGTAATTTTGATGATAAAAATTTTATGGTCACTACCGTCCCAACCTCAACGACCATCACTGTTACAATGGGATCAGCAGAAAGTGGATCAGGCGCATCTACATCTGGTGGAATAAGAATAAAACATTATTATAAAATAGGACCTGCAGTTGAAGAATCAGCAGCTGGTTGGGGACTTGGACTATGGGGTGGTACTGCATTAGGTGCAGGAACATCTACTTTAGATGGCGCTTTAACTGCTTCATCAACAAGTATAGCACTTGATGATTCAGGTTCTTTTCCTGCATCAGGAACAGTTGTAATAGGTGATGAAAGAATTGCTTATACAACAAATACTTCTGGTACAGATACTTTATCGGGTTTAACTAGAGGATCAGACAATACGACAGCGGCATCACACTCTGATGCAGCAACAGTAACTAACGCATCTGATTATACTAAATGGGGTGCATCACAAACAGGTGACATTGTAACTGCACCTGGACTTTGGTCACTAGATAATTTTGGAAATAAACTTATTGCAACAATTTCAGATGGTTCAACTTTTGAATGGAATTCAAACGCCGATAGTGCAACTTCTACTAGAGCAACTGTTGTAAGTGGTTGCCCTACGGCATCACAATTTACATTAGTTTCTACACCAGATAGACACTTAATTTCTTTTGGATCAGAAACAACAATTGGAACTGCTTCTACACAAGACGACATGTATATTAGATGGTCTTCACAAGAATCATTAACAACTTGGACGCCAACTTCAACTAACACTGCCGGTACTCAAAGACTTGCAGATGGTACAAGAATTGTTGGAGCAATAAGAGGTAGAGATGCAATTTATATTTGGACTGATACTGCATTGTTTATTATGAGATTTGTTGGTCCACCATTTACTTTCTCATTTCAACAAGTGGGTACTAACTGTGGATTAATTGGACAGAACGCTGCAGTTGAGGTTGATGGTTCTGCATACTGGATGTCAGAAAATGGTTTCTTTAGATATACTGGTAAACTAGAATCTTTACCATGTTTAGTTGAAGATTATGTTTACGATGATTTAGCAACAGTTCCTAGACAACATATTTATGCAGGATTAAATAATTTGTTTGGTGAAGTTACTTGGTTTTATCCTAGCTCTGGATCTGCATCTAATTCTAGATCAGTTACATACAATTATATGGATTCGAGCAGCGAGCGGCCTATATGGACTACAAGTTCACTTGCAAGATCTACTTGGGCAGATTCAGCTATATTTGGTAAACCACATGGCACTGAATATGATTCTAGTGCTTCAAGTGATTCAACTATTGGTAACACAGATGGTGTTACAACTTATTTTGAACACGAAACTGGAACTAATCAACTTAAAGCAGGAGCAACAACAGCTATTGCTGCAAACATACAATCAGGAGATTTTGATTTAGATCAAAAAGGTTTAGCGGGTGATGGAGAATACATGATGAAAATTAGAAGAGTAATACCAGATTTTTTAACTCAAACTGGAGATGCAAGAGTTACATTAAATTTAAAAAATTATCCAACAGATGCAGAAGCAAGTTCATCTCTTGGACCTTTTACAACAACTACATCTACAACTAAAATAGACACACGTGCAAGAGCAAGAGCTATTGCTTTAAAAGTAGATAATACTAGCACTACTCAGCATTGGAAACTTGGTACTTTTAGATTAGATATACAACCGGATGGAAGAAGATAATGGCTAGAATTGTACAATCATTAACACAACCAACAGAAAAATACGATCAACAAATACAACAATCATTTGTTAGAGATGTTGATAGTGTTATACAAAAATTAAATACATCTTATCAAAAAGATTTAAAAGATGAATCAGAGGCGGAGGCTTTCTTTTTAGCATAATGGCAAATAGTTTTGTAAATAAAAAAGCAGATTTAACTAGTAATAGTGCAACGACACTATATACGGTGCCTGACTTTTCTACTGCTGTTATTAAGTCTATATTAGTATCTGAAGATTCAGGAAATGCTGATACAATTACAGTGACTTTAACAGATAGTTCTGATAATGTATTTAGTCTTTTTAAAACAAAATCAATATCGGCAAACGCCACAACAGAACTGTTATCAGCGCCTATAATTGCTCAAGAAAGTGAAGTAATTAAGGTGACTGCAGCTACTGCAAATCGACTACATGTTGTACTTTCGGCTTTAGAAATTAAGCCTAGAGATGTAACATAAGCTTGATTTACGTGTTAAAAACAAGTAATAGTAGAAACTCAGGTAAAATCCCTGCCTTTAATATAAATTAATAAAAAAACATTATGATAAATAGATCGAAAATGCGAAGACAATTATACAGAGGCGGCGGAATCGCTGGACTATACCCAAGAC